AGCTCCCTTAGCGTGACCTTACGGTACACGCACTCCCCCTGCAATTAAGCAGGAGGAGCCCCTGACTCCAACGTCCTAGGCAATATCACACGCCTAGAATGGAGGAGCCCACCGTATTTTGATGCGAGGCGATACGGCACGCCCGGAACGCAGAAGGTGATCCCTATCTGCAAAGGGTTCGTCCCCTTGCTTCAAGAGGCACTTCATAAGGGCTCCGTAATCATCCAGTTTTGAGGCTGGAGTTACGGACTTCACTACAGCTCCCTTGACAAGAGGGAGGTGCAGCTGATCGTCCCATCGAGTTTCCTGGCTAGGGAGCTCGAGAGCATGCTCAAAATGAGTATGCGTAAGACGGCCCAAAAGAGTTGACGTTTCTAGAACGTAAGGAAAGGGGATGATCTTCCCAATCAAACGGTCTAGGAATCCTACCGCATCTTCGTATCCCAGCTTAAAAAGCTGGTTTCGGAGAGACACAGCGGACACCAACTCTTCTACGTCCCGTCTGCCAGATGGCAAGATATCACGTTGGCGCGCGATGGAAACATCGTGTCCAGCGTAATACTCTTTACCGCAAGACTCTCTGAACCTTCCGGTCCAGAAAGACTTTTTGGTATTGACTCTTAGCCCAAAAGCTTCGAGCTTGCCTATGACAGAGAGCACAAATTCTACAGGGACAATAATATCGTCCCCGTAGACGCGCACCTTACCATACATGGACTGAATGTCCCGCATGGTGAGCGGTTTAGCTAGACCCTCTTCAATCCCCATGAAGACAATGGTGCAAAACACCAGAGCTTCGAAAGGAAAACAGAGGGCCGATCCCATAGACGCGAACTTGGACAACGGTATAACACCGTGTCCAGGCACATCAGCCTTCCGGCTCCTACAAGCGTCGACCGCATCCCGAAGGATACGGTTTCTACTTAATAGGAGACGTACATGCTGATTCGAAACTCGATCCGAAGCCTCACTCAAATCAAGTGTGGCGAGAGCTCCCGTGAGGGAACCCTCTTTCGCGAGCCGTTGGTTTGGCTCTTGAAATTCGAAATCGATGAAATGCCGCGTGTTGTCATGGCGCGGAATCTCATGCACGATGGTCGCGAGAACCCCTTGCTGCATGTACTGCATACAAGTAGGTTCAATAGCGATGATTCGTGGAGTTTTGAGCGTTTTACGTACGAGGATAACCCTGGTGGGTACCTCGCACGAAGGATCGAGGACTGCAACGTTGTCCGTCCTATCAAGAAAGGACTCCGACGGGATGAGGTATTCCCAATGCGGGAAGACCTCTTCGAGTCGGCGGGTCCACGTGAGCTGATTGTACTTCGCGTTGCCGCGAAGCTTATCAGCGGTGGCCCCAGGACCATGTTTGGGAATGACGCCATTGTTGTAGACACTCGTGTCTACAGAGCAAAGGAAGTCACGCCACAACAGCTGGGAGATCCTAGTGAAATCACTGAGGTAATTAACTTCAGGATCAACTAGGGCTATCTCCGCAGAACGTACGTCCTCTTCGCACTCGATGTAGCGCGTGAGCGCTGCACTTTGCCTTTTGGGCGTGCAGTCCCGCTTTATCTTACCAAACATCAGTGTTACCTGACGTATGGCGCGAATAGCGTCCACGTTGGGCTCATCGAGTAGCAGACCGCTACTTCGATCGAACACAAGACGAAGGAAACCTCCAAGAAATTGGGGGAGCCCTTTGCACCGGACAAAAGATCCGAATGCAACGTCGTCCACGTAGCCCTGATCAAGACTTCTTTCGAAGTCCTGACAGAAGCTCGGAAGGGTAATCGCTAGAAACGATAACCCCTCGTGTTCGAAACGTCTCTCGATCAATTTGATGTCGAGAGTGGTGCTTGTGTCGCATCTTCTCCCCAGTTCTTCGAGGAGAATCAGTTGGAGCGTGATCAGGCTTTTCAAGTCTCCCACCTTTCTTGGATGGGTAGTACTTCCTCAGCCATAC